ATGAAATAGACGACGATATGGACAGTGATATCATAGATGAATCGGATGAGGAAAGTGATCTAGAAGGATTCATTGTCCCAGACGATGAAATAGACGGACAGGTCATTCCACCATCGTCACACAAAGAGGTTGACCGTGAGTGGAATGAATGGAAACCCACGAGTCCCGGTTCTCGTAAATTTAAACAGGTCGTTGATTCGATCGAAGAGTTTGCAAAGATACACGCAGATAATCTAAATTTTTGAAAACCTAAGTGCGCATTTTCAAAATTCAAAAAAAAGGTTCTTTTTGATATGGAAAGATTGACTGCTATTTGGTCGGATGTCGACCGTTTAATGAATAAACCTACTATAAGAAAGTCAATCAATACGCATTTATGTATAAATTGCAACGGTGTAAAAGTATTCACAAGAGAAGGAATGCCCGTGTGCTCCCAGTGTGGACTCACACAAGCGCATTTCATAGATGACAGCCCGGAGTGGACGAGTGGACTCAGTGAAGATGGGCGTGTCAATGACCCATCTAGGTGTGGAAATCCAAATCCAAACCCAGAACTATTTTCGGATGCGTGGGGCAAAGGAACTGTCATATCAACAAAGGGTACATCTACGTACGAGAACAAACGAATGGCAAAAATAAATTTTCATCAATCGATGAATCACACGGATAGGTCATTATTTCATGCCTATAAGGACATAGATGAAGCCTGTCATACACTACCGGATAGTGTACTAAAAGACGCCAAGATGATGTATAGGAAATTTAACGTAGAAAAGCTGACTCGTGGAGCTGTGCGTTTAGGAATAAAAGCAAACTGCGTCTTATATGCATGTAGACTTTCAAAAATTCCTAGGACAACAAAGGAAATAGCTGACATGTTTGGTATTCAATCAAAAGACCTTAGCCGAACTACACAGATGTTCAAGGATACTCTTCTAGGTAAAACGGAAAAGAATTACGTAACGAAACCTTTTAACGTCATGCAACGTTTATTGAATTCATTTGAAGTTACGCGCGCAGAGAGATTGGAGTGTAACAAGATGTGTTCAAAGTTAGAAAATTGTGCGGAGCTCATGAGTAAAACACCGAATAGTGTAGCATCGGTGGTAATTTACATCGTGATGAAAGGTCAAGTTTCTAAGAATGAAATAAATGATAAATGTTCTGTGTCGATACCAACTATAAACAAGATAGAAAGTATAATTAAACGATACTTAGAGGAATGATTGTAATATAACTTAATATGGTCAAGTTGTTTTTAGCTACACCATGCTACGGTGGTCTATGTCTCGAAAAGTTTATGACGAGTGTCATTAAACTTCAAATCGCACTCATTAAAGAAGGCATTCAACTCATGATTGATACCACAGAAAACGAATCACTTGTACACAGAGCTCGAAACGTTGCAGTTGGTCGTTTTATGCAAAAAACGGATGCAGATTTATTCATGTTTATCGATGCAGATATTGATTTTAATGCTGACTCAGTGGTTCGCCTTGTAAGGTCTGGACATGATGTGTCGGTAGCGGTATACCCAAAGAAGGTTGTCGTATGGGATCAAGCAAAGACTGCAATCGAACAAGGTGATGACCGAAATATGGCAATGTTATCTTCGAGTCTCGTTGCGAATATAGGGGCGCAACGACGTTCGGTAGAAAATGGCTTTGTGGAAGTACTCGACGGGCCCACTGGTTTTATGGTTATTACTCGCAAAGCGTTTGAAAAGATGCACGAACACTTCACGGAATTGAATTGCAAAAATGATCACCAAAATAGGGACTTTGATGAGTACTGCGCATTGTTTGACTGTATGATTGATCCAGAATCTCGTAGATATCTTTCCGAAGATTACGCATTCTGTCGAAGATGGCAACAAGTTGGGGGGAAGATTTATGCCGATATTAACACAACATTGGGACATGTTGGTAACCTACCATTCTCTGGTTGTATGAATGATAGGCTTAAGGCTTAGAGTTTTATAGTTACTAATGAAACTGGCAACTATCATCGTCACGCGAAGTAAATCATGTCATGTAAAGACGTTACACACTGTTCTCCGTTTAAACCTCTTGTGTATCCAAACAAGGGGCATTCAAAATGAAGTGGTGTACGTGAATGATGATCCATATGAGAAGTCAGAGATTATCCAGAAGTATATGAAGACCGTCGATCGTATTTTATTTATTGATTTTAGTGTGGCGATGGATGAGGGATCCATCGCTCAAGTATTTAAATCACACGAAGGACTTGGGTGTTTGGTTTTTCCGGGTGTAAAGGAGGGGATTGACTGGGAACAATTTAAAAAGGGTGTAAAAGAACAAACGACCGAGCCAGTGAGTCAAATTGGACTCCATTTTGATACAGAAGTTGGTAAAATGATTACCGAAGATATCTACCAAGTCGTGTCTTCGGAAGCGCGATGTTGGTTAATGATGTGTAAGAATACATGTAAGTTCGTGAGAGATAAGAGAACGCATGATTACCGAGTTCCACCGAGAATGGGACAAATGTTTTCTAAATTCAAGGAGTTGGGTGTCAAAATCAATGCTTATACAGCATCTAAGTTGACCATGACATATACCCATGAATGTGTAAGTAACTTGTTGAACGCTGCCGGTATTAAAGCTAATTAAAGATTTAATATAAAATATTAAACAGATGTCACGAGTATCTGTAAAGAGAGATGATCCACTTTACAAATACGCGATAAAATACATGGAAGATGCCTGGGGAACCATACCCAATAGATTTCCGGGGTGTCAACCGATCTCTATCGAATATAAACACTTCGATTTACTTCGCAAAAATGATTACGTGGTTTGCGAAAAAACGGATGGTGTTCGATTTATGTTATTGGCATTCATGTACGGGACTCATAAAGTGTGTGTTCTCGTGAACAGGGCTCTTGATGTATTTTTATGTAAACTTACATTTAGACGACCGTTTTATGATGGCACGATTCTGGAAGGGGAATTGTATAAAGATACATTTTTCATATATGACTGTTTGAAAGAGTCGGGTGTTATTGTGGGTCACAAGAATTTTATTGATAGACTTGAACACTGTGAAAAGGCGGCTAAAAAACTACTCGCATTGAAAGCTGACACGACTAAAATACAAGTAAAGAAGTTTCATCTTATGTGTGATTATGAATACTTCTTAAATGAATACATGCCCACCGTAACTCAAGAAGTCGATGGACTCATATTTACACCCATTCAGTGTCCCGTAAAGATAGGGACTCATGAAACCATGTTTAAATGGAAACCACGTGATAAAAATACGATTGATTTCAAACTAAAAATGGTTGATAATGCGTGGAGAATGTATGTTCAAGAAAAGGGAGAACTTGTTTTTGAGTCTATAATTCCAGAAGATAAATTCGATTGCTCGTGGTTACGTGAAAACATGATTGTGGAATGTGAATATATGACAAATGACATTCCCATGTGGTGGAGACCCATCAAAGAGCGCACAGACAAAACGTACCCAAATAACAGAAGAACGTTTTATAGAACGTTAGTAAACATAAAAGAGGATATCAAAATTACGGATTTTTTAAGGTGTATATGAGAATGTAGTATCCAGCCACATCTTTCAATTGAGTCTCACCCACGTGTTCATCATCTTGTGCGTACCATTTATCGTTAAATTTACACATCGAGTAGTAATGTCCTCCCCATTGTACACCCTCGTGTATTACACATGATTGTAATAAATATTTGATATCGTCTGTAAACGTAATTTCCTCTTCTACGCGTATCATACTCTTTTTATCAAACGAAATGATCATTATTGGTTGCAGTTTATTAAAAAGGGTTCTCGTCGTAGCCACGTGATATACTTTTCCATCGTCGTCCACGTACCCTTCGAGTGTATTCCAGTTCATACTTTTATTTATCAAATCACTGACTTTACATACGCGATCATCGATTGATAGTGTTTGTATGCTATAGTCTATATCTATCGTATTCTTTCCCTTTGGTGATATGGTTATTTGTGTTTTTTTACCATATATTAAACGCTTTATTATTCCATATTCCTTTTCGAGTATATCTATGATACAAAAAAGGGCATCCTGTGCGTCATGAGGCTCATGTAATTTAAATCTAGGAAACTCAACCTGAAATGATTTCAATAGAGGTGCAAGGTTGATGTTACCGGATTCTTGTGTACTGAAGTACAAGGTCACGAGTTCATGGTACAGTTTAGTAAATTTACAGTCACCGACATATCTACTCTTGTATACGTGTTCTGATATAGGTAATATATGAAGAAGTGATTGTATCGCTGAATTAAAGTAACATGTGTTTCCCAGATTCAGGAAGCCATGCATATAAAATATACACGAAAAAATAGTTGCCATAAACTCGCGAATAGGATTAAAATAAATAACTATATAAATGAGCAGTGCGACGAGTGCCCGAAATTTCAACAAAGAATTTAACCAAAGACTTGAAAATATAAAGCTTCTCGTATACAATATGACAACCGCACTTGTGGGTACTCGAGTTACGAAACCAAAGACGAGAAAGGCTGTCCCACAACAGATGGGTGCGTCTGCTAAATCTGCGTTTAAAAAACCAATGCCAAAAACAAATAAAGTATCATCTGTAAGGAGGTCACCAGCGTCAGGTTTCAAAAAATACAAAAAGTAACTTAAAAATTGTCCGCGTCAATTTATAAAATGCCGACTCCTACTATGATACCAATTGCGGCTGGTGAAGATGATTTCAAAACTACACGAATCATTGGAAATGAAATGTTCTTTTATAGCGATGTAACATCTGATGACATTTTGGAATTCACGGAAGAGTTTAAGAAGTTGGAAAACAAACTTCTCAAGCAAACCATCGATTTTCCAGGTTTCAAGCCTGAAATCAGAATCAATATTTGCAGTGATGGCGGAGAAATGTTTGCTGGTCTCAGTGCCATGAACGTGATTGAGAAGTCGAGAGTTAAGGTTGTCACCATCGCTCAAGGTGCTTGCTGTAGTGCAGCCTCGTTCATGTTACTCGGTGGACACGAACGTCGCATGGGTAAAAATGCACACATTCTCATTCATCAATTGTCTACGAATGGATTCTGGGGCAAGTTTGAAGATTTGAAGAATGAAATGGACTCGTGTTCGAAGTTCATGGATATGATCACAAAGGTCTATCTCGAAAAGACGGAAATTCCTGAAAAGGAATTCAAAAAGCTCATGAAGAAAGACATCTACTTAAACGTCGAAGAATGTCTCAAGTATAATGTTGTTTCCTCGATTGACTAACGTCTACACTTCTTTTATACAAGCCAATAACAGCCAAAATAATAATGAATATACACGCAGTGTTCGCATTGAGTGGAATATTTGTAGCAGGGGGTGCCCTAAGTCGCTCCAATCGCTCGTGATTTACGACCGGAATCATATCTACCCTTAATATAATGGAAACAATTTTTAAAACCGACAAAAACGGCAAAAAACGCTACTTCGATATCAGTGTCAATAAACTTCCCGATGGTACAGCCAATATCGTGAAGAAGACTGGTATGGTGGGTGGAAAAGAATCTGTTTCAACCATTCATGTTAAGCTTGGATATGATAGCGCTCTTAAACGCGCAAAGACGATGTGGGAAAATCAAAAAGAAATATTGATTTTACCCATGCTTGCAAATAAATGGGAAGATAGACACAAGTATATTTCCGAACCATTTTATGTACAGCCAAAGATAGACGGTGTTCGTTTGCTCGTATCCAACAAGGGTGGAATTTCAAGGACGGGTAAAATCGTGCCTGGAACTGAGCACTGGGGGAAGGGACTCAAAGATGGTGAATATCTCGATGGAGAGTGTTATGATCCAACAAAGACCTTTGAAGAAATCACAAGTCTATATAAAACCAATCCAAAAGCCCTGGATTTTCTCGTGTTTGATTACTTTGACACGAATAGACCTAATCTTACATTTGATGAAAGACTTGAGCGTATTAACGTTCAGACCAGATGGGTAAAGACAAAGGATGACATACACGAGGTACATAAAGAATATATGGATGCCGGATACGAAGGAACTATGATACGTGAAGCGTCGAGTGTATATGAGATAGGTAAGAGAAGTAACTATCTTCTGAAACTGAAGGATTTCAAGACGGATGAATTTAGAGTGGTTGGTGTACGAGAATGTACCGGAAAAGATGTGGGTACACCTACGTGGGAGTGTGTCACTGAAAGTGGTCAAATGTTTACTGTACGACCGGAGGGTACACAAGAGAAACGTCGGGATATGTTTACGAATTCTTCAAAATATATTGGTAAGATGCTGACTGTAAAATATCAGAATCTAACGGAACTGGGTGTTCCTCGTTTTCCAGTCGGAATAGCATTTAGAGATTACGAATGATGTTATATTAAATGAACAGAGTTGCCATAGATATCGATGAAGTACTCGTACCATTTGTAAAGCCTATGGCTAAATGGCGAGGTCTCAAGATGCCACCATCTAATACACGGTACAAATATGTATACCGCGAAATGTTTAATATTACCGAGGAAGAATCGAGACAAATGGTTGAAGAATTTTACAGGTCACCCGAGTTTGTACAGTTACAACCAATCCGTCACTCTCAAGTTGGTATCGTACGTTTGCGGGGTCAATCGAAGAAGTTATATGCTGTCACAGGTAGACAAGATTCGGCTCGAGAAAAAACTGAACTTTGGTTGGATCAGCATTTCCCGGGTATGTTTGATGATTTAATCATCACAAACAGTTATACCGAACACGAAATCAAAAAGGTTGATGTATGTAAGAGTCTTGCATTGAATCTCATCATAGACGATAATATCGATACATGTATAGAATGTGCACATTCTGGCATAAGAGCACGGAATTTCGTGGGACATGAGGAAGTGTACCCTTGGTGTGAACACACGGGTATGTCAATGTATGGATGGAAGTAATATAAAAGATATATGCGTCTATACACCAAGATGTCTTCTTATGGTATTGTAGGCATTAACCCGGATAGCCTGAAGGTTATTCGGGATATGCAACAGTTCAAAAATATTTCGGTGTATGATAAATATAAAACAAGTCTTACACCATTTAAAAATGTTAAAATACAACCAACTGTCGCAGATTTAACATTAAATATGACTGGTCCTAGAACTATCGCCACGTTTATAAATCCGGACGACTATGGATATGAAAATACTATGCACCAACTCATCGAGTGGTGTGACAAAGAGGATACAATTGTGAATTTAAATTTACAAAAGTTTGATAAAAATTCAGTTTATTATGAAGATTGTAAAGATAAGGGTATTCATTACATGACTGGGGGTATATCTGATAAATTACTCATGCTCGACGGCTCGAGAGATATTATCGACGCACAGGAAATCTTTTTTCGTACGTTTGCTAAAAGACTCGTCCATTTGGATGGAGAACCTGGTACTGCACATTTGATAAAATCTGTACACGAAGCGATGGAGTGTAGTCTCTATCAGGTATACGCAGATGTATACGGATATGTAAATCAAGATTCTGCGATAATTGATATATTAAATGAAGTCCAAAAAACAGATGTAAACGGTCCAATTTTAAAGAATGCGATGCGTCGGATGTACTCTGCACCCGAAAATGAAGACGTCGCAAATGAAAATAACAGAAGTACTTGGTGTTCCATGAGAGCACTCGAGACGGGTGTTTGTGTACCAATTTTACAATCTGGTGCGAATGCTCGCTCCATGAGCAGAGACATGAAACTCAGTAATACGAGTCAGGTATTCAATAAGTTTATTGATACTTTGGTGGCGATTCAAACCGTACGTTTCATGTATGCTATGATTTACATCGAAGCTACCAGAGCGTGCCCAGCCATTAAAAACTGTCTGGAGATGAGCAACATTGAATGTGATATGTATAAGACTGAAAATATGTACGACGTCATAGAACAAACGGCTCTGTATGCAAAAACATTCTGTATCCACTGTGCAACTTCCGACATCCCATGTGTTTCAGTATACACCGCTTTGTGTGAATATTACTTTTGGAAACAGACAAAAACTCCCATGAACTTTATCGCCGCGCTTCGCATATAATTTTATAAGTATAATTTAAGCATGCTATTTGTAATAATTCTAATTTCTATACTCATCATCACCAAGTCGCTAATGTATGCTCCCAGAGTTGAATATAAGTGTTATATGCTCACCACAGACCCGAATGGAAAACGCGCCATCCAATTCATGGACTCATATGACCACACGGTACCACTCGAGGTAGTAGTGGGTCCAGATACACGAACCCCCGAAAAGGCAAAACCCTATTCATCCCGCATAGATCCCATGTACTACAGGGAGGCTCTTAAATTGTACTACGATGAAACCGCGATAAGACCAAATATTACATATTTTAACCTCGGTGCCATCGGGTGTTACATGGGTCATATGAATATATACGATAAGTGTTTCAGAGATAAACACAAGTATGCACTCGTATTTGAAGATAACGTCGTCATCACGCATCCAACTCTTTTTGATGAAATTCAAGCGGTCATAGATGAACTCGGAGACAATTTTGAACTCTGTTTTTTCCATTGTTTATCGAGATACCCGGCGTCTGAAATGTCAAAGACTGGTCTTCAACTCGTTCGTTGGATTTCGAGTACGAAGTGTTATTTGATACACGTAGACAATATGCATAAATATATACATAACTTTGATATCATGGATAACCATGTAGATATGAAACACGAGGATTTAGTATTTGATGGTGCTCGAATTTATTACAAGGATTTAAGACACTGTATGCTCGTAGACCGTTCGCATAAAAGTATGATTGGTCACAGTGATTGGAGACGGAAAGATTATTTTTCAAAAAGATTCCCAGACGCGGAAACGGAACTTTTGGAAAAGGGTTATTAATTTTTTTGTCACGTGATCATAATATGGTATGTGCTGTCTTGATTAACGAAAAGAAAGATGACATGCATGAAATAAACATAGATATATCACCCGAGAAAAATGAAATTTACAAGATACTCAGAGGTAAAGCAACTTTTGTCGGGCAATGGGAAGATAAATTCGTAGTAATATTAAAATGCAAAGAATCTCCATTTAAATTAAATAAAAATAAAAATAAATTGCCTAGGCCATTCTCTAATATGGATATAGATGGACGAATACTGTTAATACGAATGGACGCGGATTCCGAACCCGCTGATTTTACTATGGATGAATACACGACGATGGTGGAAACAACGCATCCTCGTACGAGAGGTCTCACTTCCAAGGAATATCCTGAGGCCTAAATCGACACGCAGTTTTTAGGAATTCAGTAAACAATTCAAAATCTTTATTAGGATCTTCTAGAGTGTCTATTGAATCGAGTACTTTACCAACATACGCATTGTATTTTTTGTGACCCCCTTTGTGTGTGTGTCTATTTTCTCTTAGCCCCGGTAAAATATATCTCGGCATCATAATAATATTTTTACCATCATTTACATCATATCTCAAGTATTTTATGAGAGGGTGATTTTTGAATTGGCGTGGAATGACGTGATGGTCTTCCACGTTTTTTACACCCCACCTTAGTTTAAAATTTCGTCTTAGGATAGAACCGTATCTCATATTATTCTCTTGGATAACTTCTTCACCTAGACGCATAAGCGAATCTTCGAGTTCATCCACCTCATACCAAGCATTATAACACTCGTTACACCCTTTGTTATCGGCGCAAATTTCCTCAGCTTCTCGTATGGCTTCCCTGAATCTGAAACGCAAACGATCATTATCGTGCATTTCAGATTTCATATTGATTGGTGACCTTTTATAGATAGTTTCAAGTATAGTGGTACGAATCTTAATACGTCTATACTTGTAAATATCACCTTGATTGTGTGATGCGCGAATCATTTACACTATAATATATGGGTATTTTTTACGTTCTTCTTTTGTACGCAGCAATTGCACGATACCCAAAAATGTTATTAACACGAGAATGGCATCTTCGAAATCACGGGTCGCGGAAAACGAAATAACGAGAAGTGATATTAACTTGAACCACGCACTCGAAGTCAGTGCTTTTGTGCGTTCTGGGAGTTCACTCACTGGTGATATACCAAACATGGCGTGCATCATTATGATAATGCCATACAACGTGTTTTGGTTGAGAAATGTATCTATACCTGGATAGAAATTGGTCTGAGAAACTCTAATTCCACCGTACAACGTGACTATCACGAGTGGTAAGAGTATACTCGTGTTTTGAAGAAACGTCATTTATATTACACGGAGAACATTTTTAGATGTGTGATGCACATCTAAAAATGCTCTTAGCGGGGTTCGAACCCGCGGCTTTGGCGTGCCTTTGTGAGAATGAACTCACGCAAGTATACTATTGTATAAGCACCACACTCTAACCAACTGAGTTATAAGAGCTTGTTTTACATATTCATCATACGAATATATTCTTTAAACTAGTTATATCTACTAATAATATCCATGTATGTACCTTCATCCGTATATGTTTTAAGGATATCTATGATGGCTTGATTTTTACTGCATACTGCCCCTACTAAGCCCGGGTAAACCATCGCGTCCATGTATCCCTGGAAATAATCACCGAATGCAGTTTGGCATGTATTAATAAACGCCATTAACATCTCAAGTGCAGTGTTTTTGTCTTGTTTAGTGGTAATCTGATAAATACTAAAGTTCTCATAATCACTGTTTCCGTTTCCGGTATTTTCGTACACGTGATTGACATGTTCGATGATTTGGTGTTCAAGCTTTCGCAGACCGTTGAGGTCACCCTTTATTATAACGCGTTGGAGTTCCATTTTTATGATTTATCGAACCTATTCTTGTATCGACTTAGGATATTTTTATACAGAGTTTGCATGTGGGAGTCGTGAATCCGAACATTTGTGTTTACTCCGAGTTAACCATCTATGTATCGCATTTTTTATGCTTGCATCCGAGCTGTGTGCGGATGAATCTATTACACTTAGACCATTGCATACATCTGGTTTGTTTTCTTTATCTGGAAACTCGTCATTGAACGCACATACCGTATTATATGGTATATCTGGTGCTTCATCCAATAAGCGATCGTATTCAATGCGTTGTTTTTGTACAAATTCTACGGCATCGGTTCTATGTTCCACATCTAAAGAAAGCTCCATGTCTATGTTTCTGTAAAACTTTGAATATTGAATAGACATGAGTGAATGTGATTCCATCATGCTTGAACTGTTACTAAATTTAGACACGGATGTTAGGATACCAACAACTACATTTAAAAACGCGAACGTATATTGAAAAATGATAATGTTTCTCTTCATTTCCGGAGATACATTATCATCACTGGGGTTAAGTACGGCAAATCCACCTACACCCGTTATAGATGATATTATGATACACGGGTATGTGAGCGCATCCGTCAGCCACTTATAGTGCATTCTCGCATGATTATGCAACCATCTGTAACCCGCGGCTCTCTCCGCCCAGCGTCTGAGAAGTCGCTCTTCGCGTTCACACCAATGGGTATTCATTATTTAACGCGGAGAAATTAAGCGCCTGGCGTCTCGCAAGGCGATCGACCTCGTTATTTTTTTCATTTGTGGAATGCGCCTTGACCCATTCGATCACGACATGTATGTCGTGATTCATAAGCTCTATTAAACGCACCCACAATTCTTTATTGGCAACATCGTTACCGGTACTCGTTTTCCAACCGTTTGATACCCATTTTTTAGACCACTCCGTGAGTCCCAGTTTTACATACTTACTATCCGTGTAAATAATGACATCACGTTCATTTAATTCAATACACTTTTCGAGAGCCCGAATAACAGCAGTCATTTCCATGATATTATTCGTACTCGCATGAGAACCACCCCCAAGTGTGAACTCGGGGTCATAACACTTCGCCGCCCATCCACCTGGTCCCGGATTATGTAAACAGCTGCCGTCTGTATATATTTCTATCATACTTACACATGTATCGTTTTTTAACTTTAATATTAATTCGCTTTGTACCCGTATCCGCCATTAGAAGATATGTTAAATGAGTTCAACCCCCTGTTACTTATAAATGGCATCGCTGAACCATTATTCATTCGAGATGACGAACGCGCCACTTTCTTATCAAAGAACACGAAATATATGATGATCATGCACGTTATGATTAACGTAATTGACAAAATAATCACACCTGTGTTAGCTTTATTTCCATTTTGAACTGTCACCGATGGGACCACTACGACCTCTTCTGGTGCAGGTTGTTCTGCTTGTTCAGACATTTATATTATGTAAACAATAAAATTTAAATACGAGACCATCATGTTTAAATTTTATGTATTATTACAATATTCAGATTCTAATAAACCAACTTAGTTGGAGAAGGCGAGACCACCCATACCGGATTGGATGCGCAACACGTTGTAGTTGGTCGCGAACATGCGGAGGGTCGTCTTTTGGGTACCCGCGCGAGCCTTGATGGCAACTTGGGCGTTGTCAATACGAGAGAAGTTGCACGTGCCGGTTGGTTGGTGCTCTTCTGGCTTGAGGGCGAAGGAGTACGCGTACACACCTGGCATTGGGGAGCCAGAGTGGTGAACGAATGGTTGGACAGTGTTGAAGTACTTGCCAGTTTGTTCCTTGAAGCGGTCTTGACCGTTGAGGACAAGCTTGAAGGTGTCGAGGGTACCATCGCCATCTTCGGAGAAGTTGGCGCCTTCAACCGCCACCATTGGGGCACCCGAGAAGGAGCCGGAGATGAAGCAGTTGGATTCAGTCGCGGAGCGGAGGACGTTCGCGGTGACAGTTGGCGCCGCGTTGGAGGTGTTCCAGGT